TCAATGTTGCGAACTTTAGATTCGTTGTGATGAGCTTCTTTAAATTCAGGATTCCACCAAATAAAACATTGGTCATGTCCCGGAACAAAGACTTGGATATCGTAGACATCGTAGGTTTTGCAGTCAAATACCACAGTACAAAATTCTTGTCCATCAATATCAGCAAACTCCATGAATCTGGCATTATCTCCCCAACACTTCCAGCAATATTCGCTACCTCCACAAACACGGCCTTCTGCGGCATTAATAACATCAATTAGTTTCATTATTAGTCCTTTAACAAATCCATGGTTTTTTCATAATCATACATAAATGCAACTGGTTTTAGCCAACCATTATTAATGCATTCTGATATGATCAATCGATACTCTTTTGGGCAGTGTAGATTAATTTCAAATCCTGCTCGGGGAGTTATTGTAAATCCATCTTTTATTAAAAAAGTAGGATCGCCTTGTTTAATAGCGACTACTCGACTGATGGTAGAATTAATTTTCATGAAAGTCAAATCGTTCTCTAATAGAAGCAATAGATCGAGCTATAGTCGCATCAATTAATCCTTTGTCGAACGTGGTTATAGCATGTCTAGTATCTGTATTCTCTACGGCGTTAATACATTCTTTAATAAGTTGACGTGCAAATTTTAGTTGTAATTCTGTATGCACCGACGGATAATGACTACCGCCTGCTTCTAATTGAAATTTTTCTAAAAGTTTTTTGTTCATCCTGGATAACTCGCTGAAAGTACTGCACTAATAGCAGAAGGATTCTCACTCAATTTATTGAGGTCGTATTTCCCACAAAATTTTAAAAACTGTGCGCCCACCATCGGCCGATTCAATTTAATTGAACCTTGGGCAATAGTGTCTTTAATATTTTCTTTGACATAATCTGGTTGTGCTTTGAGATCAACAAGAACGCAGTTACGATTATAATCGTCTAATACTTTATGCTCTTGTTTATTGTGATCAACCCACTTAGTCAGCATCAGATTATTCCACGCAAAACCTTTATTCTTTCTATCGTTAAAAGCTTCTTGTAATTTAGTTTTACGCACGCCTGGATATGCACTGAATACATTGTCAGTAGGATCGCCACGAATACATTTCTCAAATAGGATCCACTCGGGGTCGGGAATGACTTTTGGCAGCTTAGTTTTCTTGTCAATGACCTTGCGGCCTTTCTTGTCAAGAATTCCTTCAAGTGTATGCAATTCATCAGCCACTCCGTTATATTGATTAACATTTTCGGCCAGCAGTTGATGAAAATCTGTGTCACTGCTTACGATGGTGTGGTGATCTTGAGGGTGTGCTTGAATCCATCCTGCCACCAAGTCATCTGCTTCCAAGTGTTCGTGCCGGAGAACAGTACAATTGGTGCGTTCGGATAAGAACGTCTTAAGGTCGTCAAAAGCTTCCCAGAACAGTCGATCCTCTTCTGCTTCTTTTTCTGTAAGCGCGGCTCGCGCAACTGCACGATTTTTTTTGTAGGGTTCATAAAAGTCTTTGCGCCAGCTACGACCTTCGAGGCACCAAACAACGTGGTCGGCTTTTTGTTCTCGCCATGCTTTGTTTACACTGGCGAGGGTTACGTGAATTGCAAAACCCAGCTTATCCCAAGTGTCGCTTTGACGGTGGGCACTGTGTCTTGCACGAAAGAAAGTATTGGCTGTGTCAACAATAAGATATCGCATAGTAGAATAATAATAGCAGTTTATTCAATATTTGTCAACTTTTCCAAAAATATTTTTGCTATTAATTCATGAGTTTTGGCCCCAAAATGCATGCCATCTCGAGCCCGGTCCGACACTAGATCGAATCCGTCCAAGAATTGAAGACCGTTAAAAATATTGTCTGAATTGCTATCAATTGTTTGACTAATTGTATTATGACCTAATAAATCTACAATTAATTTATTTTTATAAAATCTTTGTTGCGAAATATCAGAATCCATATTCCATGTATGTGCTAGCTGACTGTTATTCGGTATAACAAAATCTACAGTCTTGTCTTTATAAATCTCAAATCTTAGGTAGGCAGGCCACAAAATAAAAACAGTATCAATTTGAAATAGTCCGGTAATATTTGTTAAAATTCTAGCAACAGTGTCAGTAGTCCCGCCGCCCAATCCCAGATTGAGCATAGGATAAGGTCTTGATTTTTCTATTAAGCTGGGCCATGCCCATTCAATTGGCAGGCCAACTCCCATAGTATGACTACATCCTAATGCTACATCAATTCTAGTATCGATTAAAGATTCGAAATCATAAGTTCTAAATCCTTCATTGCTAAAATTATACGTTATATCAGTGTTATTCCATTTATCTGATTTGGGATTTTTTTTAAAATTACTGAAACTGTCAGATCCGGACCAACTAACCGTTGTTTTTTTAGGATTCCAACTATAGGGTATAGTTTTTGTTTGCCAGTGATTAAACATTTCAACTTACTTCACTGCGCCCACCGCCTAAGTCTTTGCGTTGAATTCCCGACGGGGGCCTGGGATTATTTGCTTCATATTGTTCAAATGTCTCCAATACTACATTGCGGCAAACATCTTGAAACCACTGGTCAACGATTTGTTGATCATCTTTACCTTTGTAACCTGCTCTTATGAGCTTTGCTACAAAAATTTCATTCCAATCTAATTCAAAAGCACCATTACCGATATTTTCAGGATCTAGTTCAACGCTTTCGATGTTTACGTAAGGTTCACCTTTTTCGGTAGCCAGCTCTTTGGCTGTTTTTTTAGGTTTTACAGATTTAGGTTTTTTAGCTTGTGGTAGTTGAATCTTTTCTGGTGTCGGCTCTACTGTGGGCTCTACATTAGATTCGGTTGATTTCTTTTTAAAAAAATTAAACATATTACTCATCCTTGTTAGTAGAGTTGGTTAAACCCCACTTGATTTTAAGCCAAACTCTTTCGTGTATATAATAGTCTACACTTAATAAAATATGCAAAGCAGTGGCAAATCCAGTGGCATTGCCGATATTACCTGTAAAAAGATAAGTCCAAAAAATAGTAAACAACCATGCTGTAAGACGATAAGTTATCATCCTAGCCATAGTTCTTTGTTTAGTTTCTATCATACAGTTTTCCTTTAAATTATTTCCCCCAACCATTGCCCCATAAATCAACATGAAGTCTTGGGCTGTAATAGTATCCTTGGCTAACAGCCCAGTCTGCTACAATTGTTCTATTTCTTTCATACGGAGTAACTACACCCCCTTGTGGCATGACATAAACAGATCCTGTAAATCCACCTGCTCTAAATTCTTTAACTGCTCGATCAACTTCAGCAAAATGTTCTTGTGTTTCAACAACAAATTTAAGATAGGTATGACCAATTTCTTGATAGCTGGCTACAATATCGGGTTTGATAGCATCTTCCCATGATTCGCCACTAGCACTTAATTTAGCACTAACACTAAAAGTAAGATTGTTGGGAGTCCTTCTTTCTCCTTTGGAATTAAAATTGGAATTCAAAGTCCAATTGAGCAAGTAATGTTTGAATGCAGGCTGTAGTTCCTGAGTACCGTTTGTTTCAAATGTTAAATTTTGCAAGTCAGCCATACTGGACGCACTTAATAATTCTTCGTATGCACGTTGCCACCCCAATAAAGGCTCTCCACCCGTGATAACAAGATGGACATCATTGCCGTTGTTCTGGACCCATTTATTATTGGGTGTAAGTTTTAACATACGTTCTACTAGCTCTGCGGTGCTGATAGTGGGACTTAAATCTTTAAATGCAGGGTGCCAACTGGCGTAACTGTCGCAGCCTGTATTAACTAATGGTAAACTGTTAAAGTCCTTATACAAATGTACATTCTTGGCAATTTCATCTGCTTCTGCACTCTTTGTGCCCGGAGCACACCCAAACCCAGCGCATGTAAAATTACATCCAAATGTTCTTAAAAACACGCTGGGCACACCTACAAAACGACCTTCGCCTTGGGCACTATAAAAAATTTCACTTACTTTAATTTTAGCCATTATTGTTTACTTTAAAAAAATATCATTTATCTGTCGATTAACACGAATGAATGTTGTGCATTTAGGTAATTGTTTTAGAGTTTGTGCTCCTACATACGTGCAAGTGCTACGTAATCCTCCCAACAAGTCAAGAACAGTTGCGTTGACTGATCCCTTGTATGGAATGGAAACAGTTCTACCTTCACTACTACGATATTCTGCAACACCGCTGTGATGTTTGTTCATGGCAGTGTCTGAACTCATACCATAAAATGTAACCTGTCCATTGGACACTTCTCCACCACCTTCGTCATGGCCGGCCAGCATACCTCCTAGCATTACAAAGTCTGCACCAGCGCCGAAAGCTTTAGCAACATCACCAGGGCAAACACATCCACCATCAGCAATAATATGAGCACCAAGACCGTGAGCGGCATCGGCACACTCAATAATAGCACTAAGTTGTGGGTAGCCCACACCAGTTTGAATACGAGTAGTACAAACGCTACCAGGGCCAATGCCCACTTTAACAATATCTGCTCCACGTAAAATTAACTCCTGAGTCATATCTGCTGTAACAACATTACCGGCAATAATAGTGCAATGGGGGAAAGCTTCCCTGACATCCGCCACATAATCACCAAATCTTTCACTATATCCGTTGGCTACATCTATGCAAATAAAATGAATTTCAGGATAAGCATTAATAATACGACTTAATCTTTGAAAATCTTTTTCGCTGGTTCCTGTGCTAACTGCAAAATAATTTCCGCCGATCTTTCCCACCGTTTCAAATAAATCTTCTTCGTTGTAACTCTTTACCAGACAAGTAAACATGCGATGTTCATATAATGACTCAGCCATTACAGTAGTGCCTACACCATCCATGTTAGCAGCCATAATAGGAATACCACGCCATTCCCAACCGCTGTGTTTAAATGTATATGTGCGATTCAGGTCAACTTCTTTTCGACTGGATAGCGTACTTCTTTTTGGACGAATTAGTACGTCCTTAAAATCTAATTTAATTTCGTCTTCGATTCTCATTTTTCTTCTTCAAATAAATCTGACCATTGTTTAAGTTTTTCTTTTTTAGCAAGAATAGCGTGTTCTAGTTTTTTCCTATCTAGAATATTCTGTTCTACTAGAATATCAACCATGGCCAATACATCGCCTACTTCCTGTTCTAGCATATCACGATGCGGAATATTCTTTACATAGTGTAAAGAATTTATCCCAAAACGACGACATTTACTTACTTCAACAATAACTTCAGCGCATTCTTCTTGAAGAATACCTAATGCTT